CAATACCAATAGCTGCAGCGTTGATCACATCTGTGGCTGGAAACTCTGGCATAAGATACATGCCAGCTACTCCCAGGATGCCGCCGGTCAATCCGCATACTACCGGGATAACCTCATCCTTGACCTTAGTGGTTGCCTTACATGCCATGCCGCCCAGGTAACAGATTGCTGTGATCGCTGTTACGCTTCCAATTCCAAAATCCATATCTATACCTCCTCTGCCGGCTCATATGGAAGAGCCAGGCATCTGTTATAAAGATCTTCTCCTGTTCCATTTCCACCTAACGCTTTATAAGGTCGGAACATATACTCCAAATTATCCCTGTCTTCCACTGTGCAATATTTTCTTTTCAAGTAAAATGTGCATGCCTGGTAGATACGATCATGAAGTAACGCAAGAACTGCAGCATTGATAGCCTGTGTCTTTACCTGCTCCTTTTTTAACCGTCCTGCTAATCTATGATATGCTGTAGCCAAGACACCGGAAATAGCTGCAAAAAGCCACGCAATCCAGTGTGTGACTATGTACTGCAAAATTAATGATGTCATTATAAATCTCCTTTACTCGTGGTCACACGCCTTATGTCCGGGACAACTCTGCATATATTCTCAGCTCTGCATGATCTGCAGTTCTTAGAATGTTGTTCCAGAGTCGGTACTTCAATTGCCGGACTGTAGAATGTTCAGGAGACAGATTTGTGATTGATGCTCATATGTAGTTCCTTTCCGCCATTCAACAGATGGCTTCAAATAAAATTAAACTGGGTTACTCCGGCAGGGTCTCTGTGTTTTCGTTCTGACCAGAGTCGACGTTATCCTCATCGTCCTCGGTCTCATCAGGCTTGTCCAGCGCATCATAATATGCCTGAGCTAAAATTTCGATTCCGGTGATATCATCCTCGGTCAGCAGACCATTGTCCAAGTGGATGTAGGCTTTGTCCAACCAGTAGGCTACATCTCTGCCTGCTCCAATCTCATGCTTGATGCTACGTAAGGTTAAGTCATGTCTTGCTTTGCTTTTTACTGCCATAATTTACCTCCTTAATTTGTCATAGATGCGATTGTATCTGTCAGCTGCTTGATTACAATGTTTACATCTCGCTGGTAATCCAGCTTAATGCCTGCACCATCCGTCTCTACAATGGTTGTTGGGCCGTAGGTTATGAGGGCACGGTAAGCTGCAATATCGGCAGCTGAGAGTGGGATCTCGATGGGAGCGGCAAGGGCATACATTACTTCTCCACTATGTTCTTTGCAGGATTCGTTAATAGTTTCCGCATAATTTTCTTTTATAAGATATAAAAAGCCCATTTCTGGGTTGAAATTCCACGTCTCTGAAGTAAATGTACTCCTGGCCTCGATCCTTTGACTCGTTCCGATAATGCTCTTCGCGCTTGGCAATTTTTTCAAATTCATATTGCAATATCGTCCTGCTTGCGAAAAAGTCACATCTTCTCCATCAACAATAATGGAATACACCCTCTGCACATATACGCCCCTCTCCAGATCTACTTCATCACAGATCCATTGCTGTCCTGTATCGTCTGTATAATTACCATCAGATGAAACAGGAATACCTGGCAGACTGGTTGGAGATGTGATGGTGATGGTCTGCGGGGTACGGTAAGGCTCGTAATCAGTGGCTTCCGATGCTTCTTCTACTTGCAAAAGCTCTGATTCTGTACATTCATGTAAAGTTGTTGTCCCGTTAGTCCATGAACCCGCAATTCCACATACAAGGATTCCATCACTCTTTGCAGTGTATGATTTTTCCAATATCTTATCGTTCATTCTGATAAATCCGAGCGCATTATTAAAATTGAGTGCTTTCTCTATATTTTCGTATTCAGCCATACCTATAGCTGCGTTTTTGTTCGGATTCGTCACTGAGATAACATAAGTTTTTCCTTTCTGGCATTTTATCACTTTGCAAACTCCAAAAGTTTCATATGTCGGAGCAAACGGCAGTTTAACTTCATTCTCATTCCTAGTTTCATCAATTCGCAACACTTCATTTGAGTAGTTTGCATAGTAAAATCTTCCACCAAAAAGATTCTTTCCATGCACCACTACCTCGCTTTTTGCACTCTGAATCTCCTGCGGATAATCTGGTGACGGTGATGGCTTACCGCCTGTATATGGCTCCCAAGGGAGTGCGGTGTCTCCGGCGTTAAGCATGACTTTAATCCCTGTTAGTGAATACTTCACATCCTTTGTGATGTAAAATGTCAGCATGCGCGCCGTTTTTCCATTTAAACTCGCCGTTGATTCTATCAATCTCTGAAACTTATCATCTAAAAGCGCTCCTTTCACAGCGCCATCTATAGATAACGTATACACTCCGGTCAGTGGCGTTTTCGCAATGTCCACGTATGCATATCCGCCCTCTGTTGCTGTTCCGTTCATTTCAATCACGCCATTTTGAATTCGAAGTGTCACCCCTCTTATTGTTCGTTCTGCATCCGGAATATTTAAGAGCTGTGCCCCTGTCGTCGTCACCTGCGTGGATTTGCCATACAGCACCAGCCCCTCCAGCGGCGCCTCAAACGCGTCGGTAACACAGACACGACTGCCCGTCTCGCTTCCAACAAGGATATTCTGCCGCTTCCGAAGGTATTCCAGGTCCGTCTGGTCAGCCTTCTTCGCCAGCTCATCACCCACAACCTTCGCATCTGCCGCACGCCCGGAAAGAGTCAAGCTCTCGTCCGTGACGAAGTTGATCTTTCCCGCCTCTACCGCCGCGTTTACCGCCGCCACACCCTCCGTCTTGGCTGTCTCGACTGCCTGCACCGCGGCTGTCTTGCTGCCGTCAATCTCTTCTAAAGCGGATGTCTTGGTCTGCTCGATACCTGCGGTTACAGCCTCGACTGCCTGGACACCGCTGGTCTTGGCAGTATCAATGTCCTTGATAGCACCGCTCCGTGCCGTCTCGATGTCGCTTTTGGCTTTATCTATCGCTTGCAGGCCCTCCGTCTTGGCTGTTCCGATAGCAGCTACTCCATCTGTCTTAGCCTCTGACAAGCTCTGTTCTGCCACCATACGTGCATCTGTCACGGCCTTGATAGCTGTCTCTCTGGCATCATCCACCGCCTTTACTGTGCCTGTCTTAGCGGTCTCGATGGTCTCTACTGCATCGGTCTTGGCTGATGCGATATCCGTTAGGGCAGTACGCCCTGCCTCGGCTACATGCCTTGCTACTGTCTCAGCTGCGACTCTGCTTTTGTCAGCCTGCTCAGCTGCATCTTCTGCAGCAACCTTACTCTCTGCAGCATTCCCCGCCGCGGTCTCTGCCCGGTCGGCTGCAGCGTTTACTGCCTGGACCGCATCAGCAAGCGGATGATCCTTATCTGCATCAGGCTTTTCTTCTCCTGGTTTTGGGCGAACCCGTACTGTCATAAGGATTTTATATTCTGTATATCCGGATTTTTCATCTGTCAAATACACAAAAGCATAAAGGTTATAATCCTGGACCTTGTTTATTTCTAAAAGAACGTTAGGGATTTTTACCTCTGTAATTCCATTTGTTGTTACACCAATCCGTGTCTCTGATTCCCCACCGCATTCCATAGATGCAAAATGGATTTCTGCAGCCACTGGAAGTTCTAATCCCTCTAATATAAGTTTTGCGCCATAATCATACTGCCACAGATTTCCGAATGCCTGAGCAAAATGACTACCTGATATAAACTTAGCTGTTATGATACGTCCCATGATGTCACCTCTTTTCTTTTTGCATTATAAAAAAGTAAACCCTTAAGCCTTCAAAAGTCTTTCAACTTCTGCTCTAATTTTTGGTGGTACGCCTTCAAGTGTTTTTCTCCCTTTTCGGATCAGATCTGCATATACTCTTGCCATTATGACTTACCTCCTTCATAAAGCTCTACAATTGCCAGCTGGGTATTTGTCACTTCTTCCTCTAATGCTGCATATTTTTCACGCAAGTCCGGAAGACGAAACTCTGCAATCAGAACGGTACCTGTTATATCTTTATACTCATACACTGCATTGCCCTCTGAATCAGTACCTGTCTGGTTTTTCTCAACTCTAATTACATAATCCTTCTGTCTGGTCATGCGACCAGCATATACCAAATCTGTCCTGGATGCCATTGTGTCCCCATTTTCATCTAAAAGCAAAATAGATTTAACGCCTGACATCACGGTTTCAACTTCTTCAAAGGTCTGCTCCCCTAGCTGGAAGATAATACATCCTCCATCCTGCTGCAGCTGATATCCGTCAGCTACTAATTCATAACTCCGAGTTCCGATTTTGATAGATTCCATAATGTTCTATCTCCTTTCTGATTTGATTTTGTGTATAATAAAAGGCCCTTTTAGGCCTTGGATTGTTGTTTCTATGAAATTGGCTTAGTTTTATAGTAATTTAGAAACTCTTGGAACAAACAAACTCAACACAGATAATCATATTTCCAAAGTAGTCTTGAATGCTAATAATAATGGAGTAACGTTTACGATTGATGGTGTTCCTTATACTTCACCGATAATGGTTGCGGGAAAGAGCATTACTAGAATGGAAATTGATACAACATTATCTAAATTAACCCTTAGTTTCTTTTATGATGGACAAATCATAAAACGGTATGTATCCTTGTCAGCATCTTAATTTATCAGTTGCAAAGACTTGTATTCCAATAGCAAACAATCTTTTTGTAGATTAAGCCGTACCAAAAATTATCATAGTTACCCATTTTTTTCCGGAAAATGTAGAACCAGCTGTTGCAATTTTTAAATTATTTCCGTCTTTTACTGCTGTAAAATTGTAAACACTGCTATCTTCAACTTTTGTTTGACATATACCGCTAGCATATGTAGGAATGTTTCCAAAAATAGATTGAAGTGTCTTAGTTGCTACTCCATTTGTAAAGGTAAACTCTTCGATAATTAAAACAATCGTTGTAGTCTTAACTTTTATTTTAAAATATCCCGAATCTAAATTACTATTTTGTTTAGCAATCGCAGTCACCACATCCACTGCACTGTCTGGCAATTTCGATACATCCCCGATCTTCTGATTTACTGAATAAAGCGCCGCCATACTGGCAATCTTATCCGGATCATTAACGATTTGATTTACCACAGCTGCCGCAATAGTTTCAATGGCATTACTATTTCCTTTTATTCCTTCTTCCATATGCGTCAACCTTTCCGCTGACAATGGTGTACTGGCATCTGGCTTATTCTTCCAAAATTGTTTCACATAAGCTACAAAACTATTTAATGTCATGATTTTTCACTCCGTTTTTCTCTAACCCACGTACAACAATCGCCGCATTACTGAGCAGTGCTGCCTGATCCGGGCCTGTTACTATAAGATGATCAAAAATATAGAGCAACGTTGCCCGCTGCTCTTCTGATAAGTTATACATGTTTTTCCTTTCTGATCAGGCTTTTCAGCCTGTCTATTTCCTCCTGCTGGCTCTGTATAGCAGCTACCAGCAGGGGAATGTAATTGGTATACGGGATTGTAAAATATCTTCCACTATGTCCATACAGAGGAAGGTTTAACCCCTGCTTTCTGCATATCCTACGGACATCCTGAGCAATAAAACCTATACCTGCATGGTCTGTCCGTTTCATATTGTAGGATACCGGCTGGAGCTGTTTGATGATCTGAAGTGCTGTTCCTGTATCTACTTTATGGATATTTTCCTTTAATCTTCGGTCTGAGTACTCATCTATTGTCCCAATGATCGTATTGGCTCTGAGCTTGTCACACCCAATGGTATTGGCGCCTATATCCGCCATGGACGCATAACAATCTACAGAAAAAGTATCCCTGCATGTAAATCTGGATGCAAGTACGGTTTCACCATAAATGGTAGCACCTGTAGCAGTGGTACCGATCTCTATATTTTTTGCAAGGACTTTACCATTCTGATCTACCGTAAACTGACCATCACCAACATTGATACTTCCCTTGAACAGACCTTCCACTACGGTCAGTTTCCCGTCTGCAGTCAAGGAAGAATAGGTTGACGTCCAGCTAAAGCG